GCGACGTCGTCGGCCATCCCCTCCGTCTCGCTGTCGACGGTCTCGCGCGCCGACCGCATGCCCGGGCCGGTGTCGTCCCGGGTCGACAGGGCGAAGACCAGACTGGTGTCCGACACGACGAACCCCCTCTCCTGTTACCGCCGCTGGGAGGCCTTCTCCACCTGAGCGAGGTACTCGTCCAGCCAGGCCAGGTAGTGGTCGGCCTCTTCGACGGTCATCACGTCCCAGTCGCGGGGCCCGATGCCGAGTAGGTGAGCTGCGTTGCCCAGGTGCTTCAGACGGCGAACGGCAGCCGGGCTTTTCCCTCGTCGTCCGGCGCCTCGTCGTGGCCCTTGAGCATGGCCTCGGCCACGTCGTCCTCGCCCTTCTCGCGGAGCCGCTCCGCGGCGAGGGTGATCTCGCCCTTCGTCATCTCCACCGTGAGTTCGTCCCAGCAGAAGTCGACGTCTTCGTAGCTGATGCCAGGGTGCTGCCGCTTCAGCAGGACGTGCAGCAGCGCCCGCCGGCACAGCGAGTGGCCCCTGAGCACGCCCATGGTGAACTGCTGGAACGACATGCCGGTGCGCTTCTCCAGCGCCTCCCGCTCGGCCGACATCAGCTTGTTGGGGTTGTAGTCGAAGACCTGCTCGTCGCCGTCTTCAGGGGAGTACGTGACCTTCACTTCGGCCTCATCTGTTCAGTCGGATCGGGATGCGATGCGGTTGACCATGTCCGCCAGGGCGAACTGCACGGCCCGCCGGTAGGTGTCCCGCTCGCCCTCAAAGGCGTGGTCGAACCACTTGACCTTGCCGCTCTGCTGGACCCACACCTCGCGGTTGCCGTACACGGGGTGTCGCCAGCCGCTGGCCCGGTTGGTGCGCTTCGGGGCGTTGGGGAAGTTCCGCAGGTTCTTGGTCTTGAACGCCTTGATCTTGGCCCCGGGGAACTTGCCGGAGATGCGGACCTCGGGCCTGATCTTCCGGGCGATCGCGCTCTTAAGCGCGGGCCCATCGTGCGGGGTCGTCGACGACATCGACATGATCGACGATTTCGCCCGGACGGCGCCCGGCTTCAGCGCCTCACGCATGTTCCGCGTGAGCTCCTTGCGCAGCTGCTTGCCGTCCTCCTCGGCGCGCAGCGCGCGGGAGATCTGCCGCAGGTTCTGCGGGGTCAGCTCCAGCCCGAGCCGGGACGTGTCCGCCATCTCAGGCCCCTGCTACGCGGTGGCCCGGGTGACCGCCCCGGACGTGCTGAAGTCCTGCGAGACGGTGGCCTCGTCGCCGACCGAGCCGGTGACCGGCGACCAGCCGGAGATCAGGATGTTCCCCGAGTAGGACGGGTTCGACGTGCCCACGGAAGCCTGGTCGGGGCGCACCTCGAACGGTACGACCGTGCCCAGCAGCGGCCACATGATCGAGTCCAGCTCGGTGGCGGCGAAGTCCTGGAGGAACTCGCACGCGAGCGTGCCGGACTTGAGGCCGCCGATGACTTCCTTCCAGCCCAGCGACTTGTAGTTGGTGACGTCCTTCTCCTCCACCTCCACCGCGATCTCCGCCTTGCGGGTGTACTCGCTGAGGTCGTTGGAGTTGATGGACAGGAACTCGGCGGTCAGCACCATCTTCGGCACGGCCGGCCTCCCTTTCAGGCATGACGAGACGCCCGAACCCACAGGGAGGGCCGGGCCAGGGGATAGGGGTGGTCAGCCGATGCCGAGAGCAGCGGCGAACAGGAAGCTCGGCGTGGTGCCGGAGATCGTCCACGCCACACGCCACCACGTGTCGGTGATAGCAGTGCCGTCGGTACGCAGGATCTGCCCGCCCGCGTCGGCGGCCGGATCGAACGTGAGGCGGGTGGTGGGGCTGGCGAACGTGTCGTCCGCCGCCGATTCCACGCTGGCCGTGATGCTCGGGGTGGTGCCCGCCACGGACAGCACGTGCAGCGCTGCGTACAGGCGTTTGCCCGCAGCGACGGCTCCCACTTCGAGGCCGGTACCGGAGCCGGTCGTGGTGCGGGCGGTGCCGGGCGGGTGGGCGAACTGGCCGCGCACCAGCGGCCAGGAACCCGTCGCCATCGACGCCCACGGGGCGACCTCGCCGACCTCGCCGAGCAGCGTGTAGTCGGCGCGCATCGCCCGCGTCAGGTACGCCAGGGCGCCCACGGCCGCGCTGTTGTTGCCGCTGATCGACCAGGGGCCGACACCGCCGAGCTGCGCCCAGGTCGAGTCGTCGACCATCGTGTCGTCGCCGGCCTCCCACTGCCCCTCACCGGAGATCTGCGAGGACGCCAGCCCGCCGACGAGTTCACCCCAGCCGCCGGAGCCGTAGTTCGTGGTGGGCTTCTCCTCCACCTCGGACGACAACTCCAGCTTGTTGGAGACGCTGGTCAGGTCCAGGCCGCCGGTGAAACAGCGCACGTTGAGCAGGACGGACTTACCCACCGTCGTCCTCCTTCCTGCTCTTGCGCCGCGCACGCGGCGGCGGGTCGGTCACTTCCTCGGCCACCTCGGAGGCGACCAGGTGCGCGGCCACGGTGGTCGGCAGGTCGTCGACCACGTCGCCCACGGCGGGCCACGGCCGGCCATGCAGGAGCGCGCCCTCGGGCTGGCTCACCAGGATCCGGATCTTCATCAGGTACTCCCGTCGCCGATCACCTTGATGACCAGCTCGGCGCCCACGTAGGTGGAGCCCGCGTGCTCGAACCACCTGTATCCCTGGATCCGCTGGACATGGAGGTCGTGGGCCAGGCCGCCGAGCGCGTACTCGCCAGGCCCGCCGCGGGCCGCCTCGATCGCCGCCTTCAGCGAGGCCGCGCCCGACCCGGACAGCAGCGCGTCAAGGATGCGCTGAGAGGACCGGTCGTCGGCGCGGCCGGCCAGCACCCGGCAGGTGAACAGCAGCTCGTCCAGCTTGCGGCCCATCGCCTTGTCGAACGTGACCTCTACCTCGCCGACGAAGAAGCACGGGGCGACGATCGAGTCGGGCACGTAGCCGGTGCACTTCAGCTTGCCGATGCCGGCGGGCAGGACGACTACGCGCGCCGCGTCCGCGATCGCGTCGCGTACCTCGGAGATCTGCACGGCGTCTCCTATCCGAAACCGGGGAGGATGAAGTGCTCGATCAGCGCCCACACGTCCGGGTCCCGCCGTGACAGCCGCACCACACCCCATTCAGCGGAGCCGGTGACGCCCTCCGGGCTGTCCTTGCGCTTGAACAGGCGGGACGCCTGCAGGAGTGTGGCCTGCTCAATCTCCTCGGGCACCGCGGGCCACCCCCACTGAGCGGTGACGCGGACCCGTGTCGTACCGGATCCCCAGCTCGAGGAGGTACTTAGCAGGGAGGTGACGGCCCGGCCACGCACGATGGCGTTGTCCGGGCCGGTCTCGTAGTCGGTGAACGCAGTGAACGAGCCGCCCGACCCCATCTCCACCACCGTCGGCGCCACGCCAGCGTCGTCGATGAGGAGCCGGGCCCCGAACACGTCGAACACCACCTTGCCCGCCGGGTTGTAGGTGCGAGCGGTAGCCGTCGCGTCCAGGTAGAAGCGGCGGCCGGTGGCCCGGTCGATACTGCGCGAGGCGGCGGCGAGCGCCCTGGACAGCAGCGTGTCCCGGCTGTCGTCGTCTGCCTCGATGGCCAGCATCTCCTTGAGGACCGACAGGTCGGCGTACTCGTTGGCCACGGCCTACTCCTTGGGCGTCTCGCCCTTGCCGGCACGTCCGCGGCGCCGGGCGGGGGGCTTGGCCGCGGGCGAGACGGTCACCTCTGCAGGCGGGGCCGTCGCCGTCTCCACAGGCGGCCCGTCATCGACGGGTTCGGCAAGACCCGATGCGAGGAGACGCACAGCCTCGGTGTCCGGCAGGGTCGCGGTCTCGCCGGGGGCCGGCCACCGTGCGCCGTTGCGGGTGCCGGACATGGCGACGAGCATGCGGATCTTCACAGGGCCCTCCTCAGGCGCGTGCGACGGGCGCGTAGCGGGGCGAGTTGAGGATGATGTGGGCGCCGATGAACGCGCCGGTGGTCGACCCGGTGGTGGTGACGACGGCCCGCAGGTAGCGGCGGGTGGACCGGATGCCCACCTCGAACACGGCACCGTCGTCGGCACTGTCCACCGTGGGCAGGGCCCCGGTCAGTTGTGCCTCGGGGACTGCCGTCCAGCCGGTGCTGCCGTCGGCGGAGTCCTGGATGGCCACCGCGTGGGAGCCGTCGGTGACGACGCCGGCGGTGACGACGAGCATGGCGTCCTGCATGCCGCCGTTCACCGCGCGGTCCACGGCGGTGCCGTTGGCGGTGCCGTTGGTCACCTCGGCCGGGGCGAGCGTCACCTTGGCGAGGGTCTGGTCGTACAGGGACACGGGTCCCTCCTCTCGGGCGCGCGGCAGGCCGGTACGGGACCGGCCTGCCGCGCATGGGTGTTCCGGTCAGGAAGCCCCGCCGGTGAAGGTCTTCACCGCGCCGGTCAGGTCGACCAGGGCCGCGTCCGCGCGCATCAGCGCCCGGAAGGTGACGAGGTCCGCGTTGAACGCGAACTCGTCGGACCGCTCGAAGCGGATACCGCCGGCCATGCGGATGAAGTACTGCGAGATGTCGCCGAAGATCACGGACTCGGCGCCGAGGCCGATGTCGGCGACGTTCGGGTCCGTGAGCACGGGCTTGCCCAGGATGGTGTCCGGGGTCCCGGCGACGACCGACGGCTGCCAGATGTACTGGCCCTCCGTGGTCTTGATCTTCCGGAGGACACCGGCCGTGCCGTCGTTCATGATCCAGCGGCAGGAGCTGGACATGCGGTACGGGGAGATGACCGAGTGGAACAGGTCGATCAGCAGGTCCGCGCCCTCACCGACCGTGGACTGCGAGCCGAAGCCGCCGGACTCGCCGGTCGGGCCGGTCGCCCCGGCCGTGGCGTCGGTGACGATGCCGCGCGGCTTGCCCGAGCCGTCACCGGTGATGGCGTGCGCGCCGAACGCGTTGCCGAGCGCGCGTCCCGCCTGCATGGACAGGTAGCCCTCCAGGTCGACGCCCGCGTCCGTGAGGAGCTCGCGCGACACCTGAATGACGGTCCCGTACTTGTAGGCGCCGAGCGAGACCTGACCGAACGCCGGGTCGGACTCGCCGATCGCGGACGCCTCGGTGACGATCGCCGCGCTGGAGTGCGCAGTCGTCTTCGGCACCTGCAGCGTCTCACCGCTGGCCGTGTTCAGGACGGTCGCGCCGGCCTGCATGATGGCGCTCGTCTCGATGAGGTGCGCCACCAGCTGGCCGTAGAAGTCCGTCGGCACCGTCGCGCCGCCCGCTCCCGACGACAGCTTCGACAGATCACGGAAGGACACCGGCCCGGCCGGGACGACATCGAACGTGCGGCCGCCCTCACCGCGCAGGAACTTCCGCAGCTCCTCGCTGTTGGCCGGGGCGTCCGGGCCGCCCTTGCCGCGAGGCTCGCCGCGCAGCTTGGACATGGCGTCCTCGGCGTCCTTCGCGCGCTGCTCGCCGTCGATGACGGCCTTGATGCGCTTGTCCAGCGCGTCCAGCTCGGCGTTCAGGGTCTGCCACGAGGACTCCTCCTCGCCGGAGAACGTGCGGTTCTCCTCGGCCGCCGCGTCGGCGAGTGCCTTGGCCTGCTCCCAGACGCGCATCCGGCGCTCCTGCAGGGACTTCACTACCTCGGACATGGTCCGATCTCCTCACTGTGAATCAGGTGTGGGGTCCGAGGTGGCTGTCGGCCTGCCTCGACATGCGAAAGGCCCGCGCGGGCGGGCCGTCGTGCTACTCGGTGGGGTGGCTGTCGGCCTGCCCCGGGTAGGTCAGAGGTGCGGTGACTCGCGTCGGGCCAGCAGCGCCATACGCGCGGCCGCGCCCAGCGTCTGCGGCTTTGCCAGGCCGGGCCCGTCGGAGCGGCGGAACAGCTTGCGCAGCTCATCCTGGCGGGCCAGGGAGCGGACCTCTTCAAGGTCCGCCCCGACATGCGCGGCCAGGGACCGCAGGCCGGCCGACGAGTCGGGGTAGGCGGGGATGTTGACCGGGGCGACGTCGACCAGCTGCGCCCGCACCAGCGTGCGCATGGGGAACCCCTGGTCGGTCATCCCCCAGTCGTCCTCGACCGTGCGGAAGGCGAAGCTGGACTTTCGGACGTCGCCGCGCGAGACCAGTTCCAGAATGTCGGCGCGGGCCTGCGGCGGGTCGACGTCGTACAGCAGACCCTGGTCGTCGATCGACAGGCGCAGCGTGCCGCCCGCCACCGTACCGAGGAGCATGTTGTCGTCGTGGTTGTAGCGGGCGATGACGTCCGGCCAGCCGTCACCCCTCGACTTGTTGAACGCGCGCGGGTCCACCACCTCGACGAAGCCGCCGAGGTTGGACGACTCGCGGTTGAACACGGCCGCGTATCCGCTGATGGTCTTGCGCTGCTGCTCCTTAGGCGCCCGCAGCTCGACGGGCACCGGCGTGTAGCGCCTCTCCAGGTCGGCCACGGTCGGCCTCCTCACTGAATGGGGTTGGGGTCGCCCGGCCCGGGGGCCGGACCGTTGGTGGGTCTGCCGATCAGCGACACGGGCAAGTACTGCTGCCCCTGGCCGTCCGGCAGTGGAGACAGGTCCTCGAGGGCGCGGACCTCGTCGCGGTTGCGCCAGCCGTCGTTCAGCGCCATCGAGTGCGCCTGATAGCGGGTCATCAGGTCGACACGGATCATCGCGTCGGCGTTGAAGCGCACGAACTCCTTGCCCGGCATGAGCGCGGACAGCTTCGCCTCCAGCCGGGACAGCCACGGACGGAGCGTGAACCCGACGAAGTTGATCGCGTTCTGTTCGACGTTCGCGTAGGTCATCGACCCGCCGGAGTCCCCGCCGACCATCTCCGGTGGCACCCCGTAGATCGCCGCGATCTGGGAGGCGTTGAGCCGCATCGTCTCGATGAACTGCGACTCCTCGGGGTTCACTTGCAGCGCGGTGAAGTCCCAGTCGGAGCCGTATACCAGCGGCTTGCGGGCGCGTACCCGTGCGGCCAGCCGGTCACTGATCTCCTCGGCCTCGTCCGGGTTGATCGCCTTCGAAGCGTTCTTCATCGTGGCCGGCGGGGTGCCGCCGTTGTCGAACCAGGACAGCCCGTACTCCGTGGCCGACAGCCCGACGCCGATCGTGCGGGCGAACGCCTGCACCGGCGACAGCCCTGTCACACAGCCGGGCAGCACCACCCATGGGATGTGGACGATCTGCTCGCGCGGCACATCCTGGCCCTGCCAGTAGAAGACCGGCAGCGTCGGGCGCAGTTCGTCCACCCACACCTCGTCCGGGTTCAGCCACTCGATCATCGTGGGGAACCCGAAGTCGTCCCGCTGCGTGATCAGCCCGTAGGCGTTGCCCCGCAGCGCCAGGGAGACGACCGCCTTGTGCAGCCACTCGAACAGGTTGTCCCGCGCGGCCGGCGCGAACAGCAGCGACGGAACGAACGTCAGCAACTCCCGCGACGTGCCGTTCTTCCGGTACGTCTGCACCGGCAGCGACGCGATCGAGTCGGCGAGGATCCGCACGCACGCGAACAGCGGGATCAGCCGGATCGCCTGCGTAGGGGACACCGCCCCCGGACGGGGACCGCCGCTGATCCACGGCAGCGATGTGATGGCCCGCTTCGACACCGCGCCCAGCCGCCGGAAGCTGGACGCCAGCGCCCGTCCCACCCGACGCCAGCCGCCCACCGACGGCGGCGGCCCGCCCGGGTACCACACCCCGTCGGGGCCAAGAGTCGGACTCACCACAGCTCCCTCCTCACAGCACCGAATCGAGCGCGTCGTAGTCCTCGAGGACCTGCGGTCCTCGGATGAGCAGCGCCCACCGGGCGAAGGTCACCGCGCACAGCGGGCTGATGTCGACCAGCGACGCCGTGCGGTCCAACTGCCA